AGGTTCATTGGAGTTAGAAAATGGTAGTAAAATCTTGGCTGCGTCTACTTCTGCTAGTGCTGTTAGGGGTATGTCTTTCAATATCCTATTCTTGGATGAATTTGCTTTTGTTCCCAATCACATCGCTGAGTCTTTCTTTGCTAGTGTTTACCCTACTATTACTTCTGGTAAAAGCACAAAAGTAATAATGGTTTCTACCCCTCACGGGATGAATCATTTCTATAGGTATTGGCATGATGCTGAAAAAGGTAAGAATGAATATGTACCAACAGATGTTCATTGGAGCGAAGTTCCTGGTAGGGATTCTGAATGGAAAAGACAAACTATCGCAAACACATCTGAACAACAGTTTAAGATTGAGTTTGAGTGTGAGTTTCTAGGATCTGTTGACACTCTTATTGCTCCTAGTAAATTAAGAAGTTTTGTTTATCATGAACCAGAAACTACAAGTGCTGGACTTGATGTTTTTGTAGAACCTCAAAAAGGACATGATTATGCTATGGCAGTGGATGTAGCAAGAGGTGTGGCAAAAGACTATTCTGCTTTTATAGTTGTAGATATAACAGAGTTTCCTCATTCTATAGTAGCAAAATATAGAAACAATGAAATAAAACCAATGTTATTCCCTACCATTATTGATGAGGTTGGTAGAAAGTATAATGATGCTTTTGTTTTATGTGAAGTAAATGATGTAGGAGATCAGGTAGCAGCTATTCTTAATTTTGATTTAGAGTATAAAAATCTGTTGATGACTTCTATGAGGGGTAGAGCAGGTCAAGTTGTGGGACAGGGATTCTCTGGTAAGAAAACCCAACTTGGAGTAAAGATGTCCAAGACAGTTAAGAAAGTAGGTGCTCTTAACTTAAAAACTCTAATAGAGGAAAATAAACTTTTATTCGCAGACTATGATATTATCTCTGAGTTAACTACCTTTATTCAAAAGAGTAATTCATTTGAAGCAGAAGAAGGATGTAATGATGACCTTGCTATGTGTTTGGTAATATATGCGTGGTTAGTAGCACAAGATTATTTTAAAGAACTTACAGATCAGGACGTAAGAAGAAGGTTATATGAAGAACAAAAAAATCAAATAGAGCAAGATATGGCTCCATTTGGATTTATGGTTGATGGTCTAGATGATGGAAGTGAAGTTGATGCAGATGGTGATAGATGGTTCCAAGCAGATGAATATGGAGATAGATCATACATGTGGGAGTATATGTCCTAGTGTTCACGCACTGCTCATAGCATTTTTACCCCTCGTAAACTTACCTTTTAATAAATAATTTCTAGATAACTGAGAATTACGGGAAGAAACATGGCGACTCCACAATTATCTCCAGGTGTATTAACTAGAGAGGTTGATTTAACCGTAGGTAGAGCTGAAAACGTATTAGATAACATCGGTGCTCTTGCGGGACCTTTCCCGATTGGACCTGTTGACGAACCTACGCAGGTCTCCACGGAAGAAGAATTAATTAAAGTATTTGGTAAACCAAAAACTCAAGACGGTCAGAATGAGTATTGGTTAACTGCAGCATCATATCTTTCATATGGTGGTGTATTAAAAGTAGTTAGAACTGCTGGCGACAACTTAGCAAATGCTAATGCTGGTGTTGGTATTGCTTCTACAACCATGACTGGTTCTGCTAGAATCGATAACTACGAAGATTATCTTAACGATCATACTACAGCAACTGACTTTACATTTGCTGCTAAAACTCCTGGTACTTGGGCAAACAGTTTAAAGGTTTGCTTTATTGACGATCTTGCCGACCAGACAATTGGTATTACAACTGATAGTCTTACAAGTGCTGGAGCAAAGATTGGTTATGCTGTTACTGCAATATTATCAGATGTAGTTATACCTGGAGCAGGTACAACATCAGTATTCAATGGTTATCTAAAAGGTGTTGTTACTGGAGTTTCAACTGATTCCACAAATAGTGCTTCTACATTCGATTGTAAGATTGTTTCTAGGGTTTCAAGTGCTGGAACAGAAACAGCAATTACATATGATGAAGGTACTGATTGGGCATCATTCACTACTTCTTCTGCTGTAAGATTCCTAAACAACTCTGGTATTGTTAGTGAATCTTCTGCTGTTGCTGCATTTACACCTGCAACTGCTGTTGACTGGTACGATCAGCAAACTTTAGGATTAACCAACTCAACAACTTATTGGAAGTCATTAGCACCTAAACCAGTTACATCTAAGTATGCTACTGATAGAGACAGTAAAGGTGATGGTATTAACATTGCTATTGTTGATGACTTAGGAAAGATCACTGGTATTCAAGGAAATCTTCTTGAGAAGCACTCAGGACTTTCTAAAGCAAAAGATGCTATCTCTGCAGTTAATTCTCCACAGAAGATCTGGTACGAGCAGTATCTTGCAGACTTCTCTGCTGAGATTTATGCTGGTGGTGATCCATCTAGCAATCCTGATGCTTATTGGGATACAACTCCAAGACAGACAGGATTCTCAACTGCTTGTACTTTAATTTCTACAGCAGATGGTTCATGGGGTCAAGATGCACAGGGTGTTACATTCAGTGCTATTGGTAACAGAACTTACACCTTAACTGGTGGTAATGACTATGGTGCTGGTATTGGTACTGGTATGCAAGCAACTCTTGGAGATCTAATCACTTCTTATGGTAAGTTATCCAATAAGGATGAGGAAGAAGTAGATTACTTCATCATGGGTCCTGGTTTAACCAACGTTAACGATTCTCAAGCAAAAGCAGGGTATCTACTCTCCTTGGTTGCTGACAGAAAAGATTCCGTCGCATGTGTTGGGCCTCATAAGGCAGATCTAGTTGGTGTTACTAATACAACTACTCAAACCGATAACATCATCAAGTATTTCAGTACTCTAGCATCTTCATCTTACGGTGTATTTGATAGTGGTATTAAGTACATGTATGATAGGTTTAATAATAAGTTCTGTTGGGTTCCAACTAATGGTGATATTGCTGGTCTAATGTGTCGCACATCCATCAATTCATTCCCTTGGTTCTCACCCGCTGGACAGCAACGTGGTATTATCAACAATGCTGTTAAACTGGCATACAATCCAAATAAAGCACAAAGAGATAGACTCTATCCACAGAGAATTAACTCAGTTATTACTCAACCTGGATTAGGTACATTACTCTTTGGTGATAAGACTGCTCTAGGTTATGCATCTGCATTCGATAGAATTAATGTTCGTCGTTTATTCTTAACAGTTGAGCAAGCACTACAAGGTGCAGCAGAGGCACAACTCTTTGAGCTCAACGATGAGTTAACAAGAGCAAACTTCCGCAATATTGTGGAACCTTACCTACGTGATGTTCAGGCTAAGAGGGGACTTTATGGATTCCTCGTTGTTTGTGACACTACAAACAATACACCTGATGTTATTGATAATAACGAATTCCGAGCAGACATCTTCCTGAAGCCTGCGAAGTCAATTAACTTTGTTACTCTTACTTTCGTTGCTACCCGTACTGGTGTTAGTTTCGAGGAAGTAGCAGGTCGAGTTTAATCATAGAATCTAAATACACAGGAGGATAGCAAACCATGGCAACAACTAGACCAAACAGATCAATTGCCGATTTTAAAGGCAAATTAACAGGTGGCGGTGCAAGGCCGAATCTGTTCGAGGTTACAATTCCGAAATTACCAACAGGTATTACTTGGGATGGAGATACCTTTAGATATATGTGTAAAGCAGCTTCACTACCTGCTTCTACCATAGCAAATATAGATGTCCCATTTAGAGGTCGTATTTTTAAAGTTGCTGGAGACAGAACAGTAGATGTTTGGTCTATTACAGTAATTAACGACGAAGACTTCAAATTAAGAAATGCATTTGAAGAATGGATGGATTTAATCGCTAAGTTAGATAATAACTTAGGTGCTACTACACCAGATTCTTATATGGTTGATGCAGAAGTATTCCAACTTGGTAGAGGTGGAAAGATTAATAGTTCTGGAAATGGTGGAAATAATAATGCTGTTCTAAAGCAGTATAAGTTCCAAAGTATCTTCCCAACTTCACTATCAGCTATAGATTTATCCTATGATACAGGTGATACTATAGAAGAATTCACAGTAGAATTCCAAGTTCAGTCCTTCGAGTATGCTGGGGCTGGTGGTCCTAACGCATAGTATGCTATAATATTGATAGACTAAATAACTAGTATAAAGAACTAGTTTAATAAATCATGGCTAAGTTATTTGGGTTCTCGATAGAGGACACAGAACCACTCTCACCTACAGCGGTATCCCCCGTTCCTCCTAATGACGAGGACGGGGTTGACCATTATATGAGC